GCACAAAAGGAGGTACGAAAAATGAACATTATCGTAAGTGTAGGACACACATTGACTGGTAAAGGTTCTGGCGCAATAGGTATACTAAACGAATCTGTTGTAAATAGAGAGGTTGCTTCTCTTGTTAAGAAGTATCTACAAGAACAAGGACATAACGTTGTCTATTTGCAAATAGACAAAATTGGCGACAAAGACCCGCTAGATTATGTACAAAGAGCAAATCAAGCGAACAAATATCCTAATTATGATTTGTTTGTAGAAATTCATCACAATTGTTTTAATGGCACAGCTCAAGGAACAGAAACGTTTTATTATTCTGATAAAGGCAAGGTATACGCACAGAAGATTGTTAATTCAGTTTCTGAACTTGGCTTTTACAATAGGGGTGCTAAATACTACGGTTGGTACGTTCTGAAAGCAACAAAAATGCCAGCAGTTTTGGTAGAGTGTTGTTTCATAGATAACAAATCTGATGTGTCAAAGCATAATTCAGACAAGATTGCACGTAAAATAGTAAAAGGCATTACAGGTGTAGAGCCAGTTGACAANCCAGTACAAAAGCCTAAAGAAGAAATAGCCCCAGANGGAAAATATTATAGAGTGCAATTAGGTGCNTATGNTAATAAGAAGTATGCAGAAGAAAAAGTAGCTGAACTTAAAAAGCTAGGTATAGAAGCTATAATCAAATTATATTAGGAGGTGTTAGTATGGATTTTGCTAGTTTTATTGACGCTGAACTAATTATACTTGTAGCCGCTTTGTACGCTTTGGGTGTTATGTTAAAGGCTTCTTATTTAAAAGATAAATATATACCTTTTGCGTTGCTTATACCTTCAATATTAGCTTGTATTGCTATTAAAGGTCTTAACGTACAAGCCATTATTCAAGGTGTACTATGTACTGCAACTGCAGTATACACAAATCAGCTTGTTAAACAAAGTAAAAAATAATAAAATAATAAAGAAAAGAACGCTGATTAATGTCATTCAGCGTTCTTTTTTTGCATAAATGCACTACTGGTCTGTCATAAGAATGATTAGTTACACTCTGTTTGTCATTATTATTATAGACAGACCAACAGCGTTTTATTCATCTTTTTCTAAAGTTTTTATCATTTTATCTAAGTACCATTTAGCTTTCTTTAAATCTTCAATGCCATTTTTATGTTTATATCTTGTAATATATTTAATGATATTGCCTTGCATATAAGCTAAGAACCCTTCTTTTCCAAGCTTGTCCTCTATGTAGTCGATACATTCTATTTTGCCTTGTGTATAGTGTGTTGGGTGATTTACATTGTCGTTTTGGTCTGTTAATTCAATGTGACACACACCACCTTTACACACAATATTATCATTCATTTCTATTTCTTCATCATATGTTAATTCCGTATCTCTCATTACTTATTCCCCCTCAAAATTATCTATAACAAATGGATAGAACGCTAGAGCAGTAGCGTCTGATTCATCATATAGATAATCTTTTATTTTTAGATTACCTTTTGAATCTTTTTTAGTTTTATAATATACAGGTATCTCTATACGCTCTCTANGCACGCTATAACGCTTTACAAGTGTGTCACATACATTTACCTTCTCTAAGTTCCCTCGCCCTGCTACAGCCTTTTTAAGCGTCATAGCGTGGCATGATTTGATTGGTATATTATACTGACCAGCAAGAATTATTGTGTTTGTATAATAAGCTCTTGATAAAAGCACTTTATTGATACCAGTTAAATCGTTTGGNGATTCTACTACAATTAAGTTTGGCGCTGTTCTTAATATAACAGACCGTAACAAATTAAAGTGATTTCTTATCTTTTCTACATTACTTGAAGACGTTTCTCCAGTAATAAAGTAACTAGCTTCAATAAACTTAAAATCCTCTACAACACCAATACCAGTTCTTCTTCCATTGTCTACACCTAAAACTTTCATTAACCCCACCCCCATGTGGTTTGTTATTATACTTCTTTAATCGTTTTTTTAGTGAAATACTATACTTATAGAAATTACTTACTTTTATTGTTGTTTCCGTTAAAATTCTTTACTAATTCATTATCTGGCATTTCTTTTTTTAATAGTTCATATACAGCTTGTTCTATTACATCACTTAAACTCTTATCATTCAGTGATGCGTATATTTTACAAGCTTTATACAAATCCTTTGAAAAAGAAATTGTAGTTCTTGCTCTCATATTTATCTCTCCTTCTCTTGATATGTTTTGTTTTATAACATAAAATCATACTTGTCCAAATTTATTATTCAGACTTAAATTTGTTTATGAAATATATTTGACCTTTACCTGTTACTTTAGGTGTTTTAGTTATATTTATATGTCCATCTGAATGAGTTATAGTTGTTTCTTTTACTTCAAATAGTCCTAATTCCATTGCATATTGTGTAGGCATATTGTAATCTGTTCCTTTTCTCTTTATTAGGTATCTATTATCTCTTAGCCATTGAAACAATCTATTTTGTCCTATATCTATTCCGTTTTGTTTTAGAAGTTTTGCAAGCTCCCCAACAAGTATTGAATTTTTAGCTGTGGAAACTGCATCTGCAAATACTACCTTAGGTTTCTGTTCTTCAAGTTGTTTCTCATAATTCATTGTTTTCTCGATTAGTTGTTTTACTTGTCTATTAGCTAACTCTAAAGCTCTTCTCATTACCATTTCAGGACTATTCCAAAGCTTTTCTATTTTTAAGAAGTACTGTCTTGCCTGCTTACCCTTTTCGTTTCTTTGAATCATTGCAATCTCTTTTGCCATATCAAGTTTTATAAAATAATCTTCAATTATTTGTTTATTTTGGGGGTGTACTTTTTGGTACGGGGTGTAGTCAACATTATCTGTAAATCCATATCCAATCATTCTTTCCCACCATTTAGAAAATCTCTCGGATAACTCTAAAAACCCATACACATCTCTTGCACTTACTACAATATCCCCATTCTCTGTTTCTTTAATAGGTATAAGTTGATTTTCTTGTGATAANACTAATTCATTCATCTTTGTACTCCATCCTTTTTAATCAATTTTGTGTTGTTTCTCGTTTAGTTATGTCTTTATCGTATATCATAAAATCATATGTGTCAAATAAAAAAAATAAAAGACTGCAAATATCAGCCTTTATAGAATATATTACATTTTAGATTAATTATTTTTTTATTAATTTTATTTATTTTTAACTTATACACAGCACATTCTATTTAATCTATCTGTTACCGCCTTCTTAACTACCATAGATACTTTTGAATTAGTATTTGCAAAAGTTGTTTTACTTTTTATTATTTCCATTCCAAAATGCTCAACTAGTTTTCCAAAGCACTCATCAGCAAACGAATTAGATATTAAGTCTACACCATTAAAATCAAAAATAGTCTTATTCCCTAATCTTATTTGTGTTTCAACTTCATTTCTAATACTTTCTCCTAACTTTCTTGTACCTAAGATTTCTCCAAAATCAGCAAACTTAATAATATTCATTCTAACACCTCCACANCAATTAGTTCCTACCGTACTAATCTTCTATTATATCAATTCCATATTGCACTGCAACTTCATGTTCAATTTTACATCCTCTTGCTTCTCTCCATCCTTCTCCGAAATAAGCAATATCAGCTTCAGCAAGTAAGCTAATTGATTTGCCTAAATAGGCTACTGGAATATTGCCAATAGGCTCAAAGTCTTCAAAGAATGATTGAATTACTTCAACAGGCTCTCCAATTTTTTCTTCAGCTTTTAAGCGAATTTCTTCTCTTTTCTTTAAAATTTCTTTATCTGTTAAACCTGCCATTGGTTGGGATATAAATAATTTTTTCATATATTATCTCTCCTTTATTATTTCTCCTTTATTATCTCTCATTAAATTTATTACACAATATAGTTGTATTGTTAATCATTTTTTTTGACAATTCGGACAGACATCTATCCATCCATCTTTTAAATCTAATTGTTCTCCACGTTTACTTCCCCAGTCTTCATTTATTTTATAGTCTAACACATCTCCAAATGTCTCAAAGCCTGTTATTTCTTCTCCACATATATCACAGGCTAAAAAGTATTTTCCATA